CCGGCTACCGCTATCCTCAATTTGCCAAGCTCACTCTTGATCAGGGTTGTATTCACTTGCTGATCCCATTTTTCAGCGTCGTTGGCGAGTGCTTCCAGGTCGACAACAAAAGGCACCATGTTTTCCTTGCCTTTACCTTTAGGATCTTATCTTTGTATATAAGAGTCACCTTCCCTATACTGGAGCTGCCTGATGTCAGCCATTGCCCACTCGTGATGAAGTCTCGGAAACTGATATATTTTATAGCTTGGTAGTCCATCTTTAGCGCTATCTTTACTGCATCTTTGAAGTTCGTAAATGGCAGGAAAAACTCGTTCCCTCCTTCAGCCAATGCTCTTGCCTCCTCAAAAACGTCGAAACCTGGGAACGGGGGGTTTCTATACCCAACCAGTGTGCCCAATTCGGCAAACTGTAACCATTCAAAGGTTACCTCTTTTGTCTTTACGAAATCATTCAATGCCTTTACAACTTTGAGGTACTCACTTATGTCACCGTTCCAAGCCCCAATTTCCATCATCCTACGCCACCATTCCTCCCCAAACAGTAGTCCTGCTAACACCGTGTTCATCATCCATATATAATCGCCCTCGGCTGGCAACTCTCGCAATATCTTATGAAATAAGTTCCTTTTGCCCGTCTTATATGCATATGTAAACACATCTGCTATTCTGGTCCGTCTAATCCTCATGTCTTTCTTTGTTCTTGGTGGGTATATTCTCGACCATATCTGCTCTACCCCGTCTTCCCCCTTCGCCGCTACACTCCCCGCTCGCCAACCTTTTGACGCGAGCAGTTCGTCCACTTCACTTGGGTTTAACCTAGCTCCCTTTTTGAGCCTGGCCCTGACAGCCCGTACACATTCAACCCAGGATAATTTCTTCTTCAATGGGTTAGGTAGAAACGGACCCTCCTCCGCGGAGGTCAGGAATTCAACATCGTTGGGGTTTTCCAGTGATAGGCTCATTGCAGAAACAGCACTCAAGCCAAAAATCTCGTCTACCCTATCGTAGACATATCTCCCGAAAAACTTAAAACCATTTGAAATGGTGTGGATGCTCTCAGTCACCCAGTTGCCCACTCTCTGCAACTGGGTGACTACTCTTTTTTCTCCCCTTCTTTGTCTCCTGACGTTTGTTGGGTGGTGGACGCGGTTATGGCTTTTGTGTTTCGCCGACTGCTGCGCCCCCCGCCACGCAGGATGGCCAATGGTGCTGGTGTCATCTCGTTCCAGAACCAAACTGGCAGGCCAGCAAAAGTGGCTCCTGCTATGTACTGCGTCATGAGTTGATAGTTGTTTAATAAACTCACACCCACGTAAAGACTCTGCCCCAAGCTGTTTACAGGTGCAAACCAGTCTGTACATCCTACGAGGACAGAGGAGTAGACCGCATCGGCTTGCCA